CTAAAGGTCGTGAAAAACCGATCAAGGACTCTGACGGAGTAGTTGAAGGCGAGTATGCTTTCCGTCTTACTCCGGAAGATGAAACATGCGAAGGTATCCTGATCGAACGTTCTGTGGTTTCTGTAGAAGAATCATACGACACCGCCGAAGGTAAGAAGTGGAAATACACGGTAGATGTATTGAAACCTGCTACCGGTGATCAGGTGAAACCTTATACTCCTGCTACTCCGGCAGAATAAGATTCTTTTTACGTCAATGGAGAGCGCTAGTCATGGCGCTCTTCTTTTATAAATTCCGCTATGAACATAAATAAAGAAATCGAAATCAACATATCCGATGCTATCGTGGAAAAAGCGATCAGTTTTAGTATCGGAAAGAATAAACTATGTCTCTATCCTTCTACTTTGGGTAAGATGCAAATACTGAAGAACTTGTATCTCTCGATGGATGTCAATATGGAGCTTCTGGCCATTAATCCGCTTGTTGAGACGCTGAGAATCTGCCAAGAGAAAACGGAATCTGTCTGTCAGGTCATTGCTTACTCTACATTCAACGATAGAAAGAGTATTCTGGATATGGAGAAAGTACGCCGGCGTGCCAGGCTTTTTCAGGATGAAGCGTCGGTGGAAGATTTGGCTACCATTTTGACTATTATCCTTTCGAGTGATAAGATAGAAGAGTTCATCCGATATTTTGGTATCGATGCAGACCGGGAAATGAAAACACGAATCAGCAGGATAAAGGGAGAGGGGAGCAGTATCACTTTCGGGGGAAAGAGTATCTATGGACTGCTGATAGACTTTGCCTGCCAGCGCTATGGATGGACAATGGACTACGTACTTTGGGGAATTAGCTATGTCAATCTGAATATGTTGTTTGCCGATGCTGTTACTACTGTGTATCTTAGCGAAGAAGAACGTAAAAAGTTAGGTCGGGGAGATGGTGAGGTGATCAATGCGGATGATCCGGAGAATAGGGATTTGATAAGGAGGATGATTAGTGAGTAATTTATAGAAATAATTATTACGGATTAGTGTTGTTATGTTGTTGTTATTTGTATCTTTGCCAAATGTTTATCACGTTTTACATAAAGGATTCATAGGTGGGATATGAATTGGTAAAATGAATGCACAAACGAAATAAGCTAGCTAAATATTAACAAGTAATGAAAAAGATTTTATTTTTAATGACGGCTGTTTTAGTGATTGCCGGATGTAGTAAGAGTGAAGATGGGAAACTAACTCTGAGTGCTAATCAAGTTTCTTTGTATTCGGGCGACACAAAACAAGTAACGGTAAACGACAATGCTACTTGGAGTTCAAAGAGTGAATTTGTAGCTGAAGTAAGTGAGGATGGAATAATCAAAGGAAATCATGTTGGAAAAACAATTATCACTGCAACTTCAGATAATGGAGAGGCGCTGTGTGAAGTTGTGGTAAATGCTAAATATAGCACTTACACAGAACCTGTATTGGAATTTGGTGTGGATAAGGCAACTGTTAAGGCTAAAGAGAAACGTACTATTCTGGAGGATAAAACAAGTACATTGGGATACAGAGGCGAGAATAGTGCTGTAAAGAGCGTTGCTTATCTGTTTGAGAATGGAAAATTAACTTCTTCAGCTATAGCTCTTTCCTATTCGTATACTGAAGAAATAGCTAAATTTCTGTCAGAGAGATATCAGGTAATAGGGAAGGATAGTGATGGTGCATATTACTTCATCAATAATGATTCGGATAAATATAATATGGGGGTTAGATTATCCGTTGAAAGTGGTTTCATTATGGTGGTGTATGTTCCTCAGTCTCCTAAATCAAGGAGTATTCAAGCTGCAGATCTGCAGGAACTTAAGTCTATATTGGGAATTTAATATATAAATCTATAAGCTTGGTAGTGTAAAATAAACTGTGTCACGCATTATTTATCTCTAGAAAACTCATCGGTCGGGGAACGGCCCGCGCCAAGGGGCGGGACCACCCGTCCCGACGAGCGTAAAATTACAATAATTTAAACCGGTTTCCAAACTTTATAGCCAGTTGTTGCGAGATGGTAGCCCAATTGGCCAGTGGCATGGTCCATTTCTTACGTATATTGCGGTATGCAAGATAAACAAGTTTCTCAAGGGCTGTATCCGATGGGAACACGCCCTTGTTTTTTGTTACCTTGCGGATCTGACGGTGATACCCCTCAACGGTATTTGTGGTATAGATAAGCTTACGGATGACCGGAGTATACTGGAAGTATTCGGACAGCTTATCCCAGTTGTCCTGCCAGGATCTGATAACGACAGGATACTGTTCACCCCATTTTTCATCCAGCTTGAGGAGCTCATTTTCTGCGGATTCCTTATTGACTGCCTGATAGACACATTTCAAATCCCTTAAGAACTCCTTCTGATTCTTGGATCCTACATACTTGATGGAGTTACGTATCTGATGTACTACACAAAGCTGTACGGCTGTATTAGGATAAACGCTTTGAATGGCTTCAGGAAACCCCTTCAGACCGTCTATACAGGCAATGAGAATATCCTCAACTCCACGGTTCTGAAGGTCTGTCAACACGCTGAGCCAGAAGTTTGCTCCCTCATTCCTTGATATATACATTCCAAGTAACTCCTTGTGTCCCTCCCTGTCAATGCTCAGTACATTATAGATTGCACGGGTTACCGCGCAGCCACGTTCATCCGTTACTTTGTAATGAATGGCATCCATCCAGACTATAGGATAAACAGAATCAAGCATCCGTGATTTCCATGCTTTTATCTCCGGAAGTACACGGTCTGTGATGGAACTGATTGTGTCGGCCGAAACACGATTCCCAAGATTTTCTTCCATCCAGTCACTGATTTCCCTTGTGCTGTTTCCCATTGCATACAAGCCAATTATACGGTCAGCAACACCTTCTGCCAGAATAGTCTCACGCTTCTTGATAAACTGGGGATCAAAACTCGAATTACGGTCACGGGGAGTGGAAACGGTTACTTCGCCCAAGGGAGTCTGAACCTGCTTTTGCATCTTTCCGTTACGACGGTTACCCATCTGGCGTTCTTCTTCTGTCAAATGTGCATCCATCTCTCCTTCCAGGGCTGCATTCAATATACTTTCCAATAGTGGGGCAAAGGCGCCGTCCTTACCCAACAAAGGCTTGCCGGCTTTCAGCTGTTCAATGGCCTTGTTCTTGATACTCTCGAAATCAAATTCTTCTTTCATAAAAAAAACTGTGTTAGCAAAGTTAATACTTTATTCCTTGCTGACACAGTTTAATTTACATCCTCTATAAGCTTATTTCGGTGGGATATTTAGCGCACCTCGTTCGTTCGAGATGCGCTAATTTATTAATTACCAATTATCAGATTCATTGCCGGCAAGACCATTTTTCACAGCCTCCTCAATCTTATCCATAATTACATTAGAGTATGCATGAGTCATTACTAATGCTTTTGAAGAAGTCTTTTTCGCTTTATGTTCATCCTTCTCAATGAAAGGGTAACAGGTTTCAAGCGGCCATTTTTCTGTGGATATGGAAGGTCTGGTGTTTGACAGAGCAGACATGACACCGCCTCCTACAGCTTTCTCCACCTCAAAACATTGTACGGTATAGGTCACACGAATTTTTTTATCTTTGATGTCCACTTTAATAATAGGGTGAACGCTGACATTATATGCGTTCATTCCGCCTAAGTGTCCTGCAATATCAGAAAGGTAACCTTTGCCGATAATAACTCCTTCTTCTTTGTCATTAAGTTGAATGACAGAGTTTGCGTCATTAAAAGATTCTACAAACCAATGGTTAAGAGTAACATACAATTTTTCTTTGGTTTGTTCTCCACATTCAATAACCTGAGTATATGTCAGAGAGTTGTTTTTGTCCAGTGCAAGTTGTGAACCTATGTTTGCTGCCGCATCTACCCATTTGTCGCCAAATTTTTCTTTAGCGTACTTTTCCAGTTCTTCACTGCGCATAAGTTGTGCGCTTGCACTAATTGCCATTAATCCAATTAGAGCACTCAAAATAATTCTTTTCATACAATAGCTGTTTGTTTTTCTTAGATTCTAAGAAAAGGGTTAATATTAATTCTGATTACCAGTTTTGATATACATACAATCCTTGGTCTTGCATAGAAGTTTGAAAGACCTTCTTTTCACTTTTCCCTCTATAATCGTGGTTTACGCTGATTGCTTTGTAAGATGAATAGGTACGCCCCCCATATTCTTCCCTATAGGTAACCCATAATATGTATTCTCCATTGGGCATATTTTCAATATTGAATACACCGGATTGAAATTTAGTAGCATATTTGGGTTTGGAAGATTTGCTTCCGTCCGTATATGTGATTAGTCCGTCATTAACAACAGAGATAGTGCTTTGGCTGTTGTCGATACTTTTGTTCTCATTTTCGTAAATGTACAGAAAGGCTTTTTTAGCAACTTTTTCTTCTGAGTCTTCCCATTTAGTGTACACGTTTACAAAGAAAGTTTGTTCGGTGGATTCGTCATCATTAGAACATGATGTCATGAACATTGGCAATATAGCCAATAGTAGTAAGATTTTCTTCATTTTTATATGCTTATTAAAAGTTTGTTTTGCAGGTTCATTACCAAAGATCTGGTTTTAAATCTTTGGTCGAATTTTTTGAATATGTTTAATTGATCTAATAACTATGGAGATAATGCACGATTATTGAGGTATGTGTATAATTATCTCATTGCTTAGAAATTAAGCGGAATTTCTTTTTACTTTAGTCATGTTTATATTAAGCTTTATATAGGCAAATAGCATTTCCCACTATCTATTTGTCCCACAATGTATATTTCCCTATGTTTGTTTTGCCGCTTTGCTGGCAAAGCATCAGTGTTAATTTATGCTGCAAAGGTAGGTAGAATATATTGAATGCCAAAAAGATTCTCTAATAATTTTCATGTATTAAATGGATATTATAGCTTGTGCTCTTTTCTATGTGAAATTATATATCAGGTATTAATACTTGAGTTGTCGAGTATTAATACCTGATATATCAAGAGTTAATACTTGAGAAGTGAGATGTTAATGCTTGATATGTTATATGTTATTGCTTGAAAGATAATTGGTATGACATTAATATTATTCCTACCTTTGCCGAACAAACAAATTAAATATCTATACGTAATGAAAAAGATTCTTTTTTTTATGATTTTATTGTGTCCAATAGTATTGGGGGGATGTTCTTCTGATGATGATGATTGGATGGACTTAGATTCGAAACACTTGGTAGGAACATGGTCAACGGGTACGGAAGGAACTCACAAATACTTAAAATTTGAGAATGATGGAACCGGGTATTATGCGCTTCTTAACGGAGCTAGCTTTTTAACTAACTATTTATTTACGTATGAAATCTCAGGTGATAATATAAATATTGAAATTACCTATTCTGATGATGGAAATAAGCTCAAAGGACAGAAAAAAGTATGGGAGTGTTTATTTTCAAAAGATATATTAAAGATAAAGAACGGTTCAGAAGATGGAACTTACAAGAGGGTAGAATAAAGATAGGCTTTCCTAACGTTTAACAAGATCTATCCCAACTAGATGTATAGGGAATTTTATGTAGTAACTCTGTTTTAAGAATCGAAAAAGGGCAACTAGTTCGTTGTGAGTTAGTTGCCTTGTATTTTAATGATTAGAAGGAGTTTTCTTTTATTTCTTTAGCTTCTTTCATTCTTCTTTGTTCCTCTTTCTTTTCCTTTTCTGTTTTCACATGTTTCTTTTTGGGGAACTTGTCATTTTCAATGTATATGATATAATAATAATTACCTCCATCATAAAGTTCTCCTAATTTTATGACAATATTTTTGTCTTTCATTTTGAACTTTGCATAAGTAAACTCCTTTCCGACAGTAAAGTCCAGTATATTGGTTTTGCCTTTTTGAAATGAGGGAGAGCCATGCTTTTTAGTAAATTCTTTGGCAAAAATGTTACAATCCATTATTAGCTCATTTATATAATTAGCTCTTACATAATAAGATTTAATGCTGATTCTTTTTAATTCATTTTCTTGATAATAAGCTGAAATTCCCGCTAAATTATTAAGTTCGAAGAGCTTTTTAAATTTGAACTCTTGATCAAAATTCATTGTAATTTCATCTACACCATGTTGTTTTCTCCCATTTTTGAATGCATTAGTAGATAAAGTTTCTTTCATACTCATACCAAATTTAGCATCTCCCCAAGCAATTAAGGCCAAAGAGTCTAGTCTTGCTTGCTGTAATGAGTCTTGTATTTCTTGATTTCTAATTTCTGCATCGGTAAAGATCATAGAATCGTATTGTTCAATTTGATTCGACTGCTTTTTAGTACAACTGACTATTAGCAATGTGATTATAAATAGTTGTAGTGCTTGTTTCATGGTTTTTACTTTTGATTTTAATAGTAATGTGATCATTTGTTTCTCTAGGCAAAAATAATGATAATTATTGGAATTCGATAATTGCCAAGATAAATACTGAGAGTAGATGCTACTTTTCTTGAGTAATGATTCTCCTATCAATAGAATAACTTGCTTGATATTGCATGAAATATTGATATAATGATAAATTATGTGACAAATATCTTTATGTCACGAGCTTGAGGACATTTTTTTTTATATTGATTAAGCTTTGCAATAGTTTTGGCTAATAATAATTTGAAAGATTAATAATATGGGAAATTTAACATTTAACATTGGAGTAAATAGTGATGATTTTATCATGAAGGCTGAACAAATGCGCTTTTCTATTCATGCTTTAGCGCTTGAATCTAAAAAGGCTAATAATGCGAACAGTGACTTTGCAAATATTTTAAAGAAAACATTGGATATTATTGGTGGAACAGAAACTTTAAAAGATTTTGCTAGTGACGTTGTTCGTGTACGTGGTGAGTTTGAACAGCTTGAGATTTCTTTTGCAACTTTATTGAAAAATCGAGAAAAGGCGAATGTATTAATGTCTCAGATAATAAAGACAGCTGCAGAAACTCCTTTTAATTTAAAGGAGCTAGCTATTGGAGCAAAGCTATTGATTGAGTATGGTGCAGAATTTGAACAAGTTAATGATACATTAATTCGATTAGGTAATATTGCATCAGGTATGGGGTTGCCACTAGAACAGTTAATTGAACTGTATGGAAATGTAATGGAACAAGGAAAACTTTATGAACAAAATATTGACCAGTTTACGATATTTGGCATTCCTATGCTTCAAGGTCTTGCAGATATGTTGGGAGTAACAACTGCTAAAATAACTGAACTGGTGTCTGTAGGTAAAATAGGTTTTCCTGAAGTACAGAAAGTTATAGGTAATTTAACAAATGAAGGCGGTCAGTTTTATGGTTTAATGGACGAACAATCTAGAACTATTTCTGGCAAGATTGAGAACATACGTGACGCATGGGAGTCAATGCTTAATGAAGTGGGCCAATCTCAGGAAGGAATTATAAATGAATCTCTTAATGGAACTCAATATATTTTGGATAATTATGAGCAATTAGGTAAAGCAGTATCAGAATTGGTAATAGTATATGGGTCATATAAAGCAATTCTAATAACTATTACTGCTTTGCAAAGATTGAATCTTATAGTGATGGAGCAGGCTAACTTGGAGATGTTGTTAGCTGCTAAAGCAGGAATGGTTGTATCCCAATCACAAGCATTAGCTGCTGCAAAAACAAAACTGTTTACAGGAGCAATAAAGGCAAATACTATTGCGCTTCTTCAAAATCCATACACTTTTATTGCGGCAGCTGTAGTGGGACTTGGGTACGCAATTTATAAAGTGACTACTGCTGAAACTGAGTTGGAAAAAGCTCATAGTCGTTTGAATGAAGCAAATATGAATGTAGAAAAAAGTCTGACTTCTGAAGTTTCTAAATTATCTTCTTTAGAAAGAAAATTGATAGAAGTGAAGAAAGGAAGTGAAGAGTATAATAAAATAAAAAAAACTATAGTTGATAATTACGGTCAGTATTATATTGGTCTTGACGAAGAGATTGATCGTGTCGGTAATCTTTCAACTTCGTATGCTCAATTAGTTGAAAATATGCGTTTGTCAATTGGGCAACGAAAGTTTGAGTTTTTCTTTAATACTGAACAAGAGAATCTTGATAAAACAATTAGTGAAAAGTTAGATGTTGCATATGATACATTGATTAAAAAGTTTGGTCAGACTAGAGGCGGGAACTTATATAATCAATTTTTTGATAGTGCGATGAGTGGAAAAGCTTTGTCTCCGAATGTGATAAAGGATTTGAAAAGTGCAACTTTTTGGGATATGAAATGGGGAGACAATGCAGAAGATGGTTTAGTTGACTTTAGGAACAATGTGTTTAACTTGCGTTCAGAGATAAGTAAGGAAACTAAGGCTACTGAAACTGTTCTTGAAGAATATAAATCTAAGTTCAGAATCACCGATGAAGAGGTTGCAGGTATATTGTTTGATAATGCGGAGAAAACGGATAACGGTGAAATTAAAGGTCTTAAGACGTTAAAAAAATTAGTTTCTGAGATAGAAAAAGTAAAAGAAAATATAAATAATCAACGAAAAAAAGCACAAGACGGTCTTGCTGATGATAGTGAATTACAAAAAGCAAACGAAACGCTTAATAAGTTAAAAGAACTGTATAAGCTTAGGACTGGTGCTGATTATGATAAACAGGCTTCCTTTTCTGGAGATAATAAACAAAAGCAGGAAGATTTACACAATAGGCAGGACTTAGAAGGATCAAATTTAATAGAAGATCTAGAGAATAAAAGTGCTCAGGCTGAAATTGATGCTATGGAAGAAGGAGAAGAGAAAAAGCTAGCTCAGATGGAGTTAAATCATCAAAAAGAAATAGCAGAACTAAAAAGATTAAAAACTGATTATCTCCAAAAGAAAATTGATTTGGAAAAAACTATATTCGAAGCTAATTCAAAGAATGAAGGTAAAACTTTTGATGAATCGACTGTATCTCTGAATGAAAATGAAAAGAGTGCATTTGCTAATATATTGAAACAAACTGTTGCGAGACAAGGGAATGATATATCAGTATACTATAAAGAAATATTGTCAAAATATCAAGGTTATACAGAAAAACGTCTTGCTGTACAACAGAAATTTGAACAGGAAAGAGAAGCATTAAGAAAAGCAGGAGCTTCTAAAGAAACACTTGCAGAACATGATTATCAGAAAGAAGGAGCCTTGGAGGCTGTTGATAGTGAGTTTGCTATGCGCGAGGATTCTTTTCAGTCGTGGACTAATAGCATAGCAAATATGAGTTTGGAACAGTTACAGAAATTACTGTTTCAAGCAGAGCAGGAGCTCCAGCGATCTGAATTTCTAAGTCCCAATGATCCTAAACTGGCGGGACAAAGAGCAAAGGTATCTTCATTAAAAAATGAAATTAGTGAGAAAACTAACGAGACTCAGACAGCTCCTGAAAAGCGGGGTATAAAAGAATGGCAAGAATTATATAAGACATTAGGAAATGTAGAAAGTGGATTTAATGAGATTGGTGATGCAGTAGGAGGTACTGCCGGAGAGATCATATCTGCTGCCGGGGGGATAGCATCATCTACATTGCAAATGATTGATGGTATTGTAATGTTGGCTAATGGTTCTTCGACGGCAATGAGTGGAACAGCACAGGCAGCATCCACTTCTATACAAACTGTAGAGAAAGCTTCTGTTATCTTAGCTATCATTGGCGCGGCATTACAGGTGGCTACCAAAATAGCAGATATGTTTGGTGCTGATTATTCTGATTATGACACAGCCAAGGAAAACTACGAGAGCTATGTGAAAGTGCTTGATGTAATTATTGGCAAGCAGAAAGAACTATTGGAAACATTGACAGGAAAGGCTGCTGT